GGAAGACTTAGCTGGCCTAAGAGTTTTAGGCGATGATGGCGTTGTTGATGTAATTCAAACAGCAGATGTTTTGACGAATGCGGTAAAAGCTGGAGACACAGCCCTGCTAAACAAATCAAAGAAAACATCTTCTGATCTTTTACGGCACATGGATGACATAGCTAATCAGCTTGGGAAAGCCGCAGTTAAAGATGTCGATATAGATGCTGGAATACAAAAGTCTTTTAGTCAAGCGTTTAAAGAATTTGATAATCAAGCTAGAATACAATATGAAAACATAGATAATCTTGTATCTAGCGCAACTGGTGATGCACAGATTTTTAAAACATCTGCAATAGTCAAAGACGCAGAAAGAGAACTTAATCAATTAGTCGCTGCTGGTGGTGGCAACTTAGGAAAAGTTCAAAAGGCTTTACAAGACATAATAAACTTAGGTGATAATGCCTCTTTTGCCCAAATTTACAAAGCTAGAAAATCTTTAAACGACACATGGATGGGCAACTATGGCTCTGACAGCGTTAGGTTTATGAAAGACAAGTTTCTTGGACAGTTAGATAATCGCATTCAACCCAAAGGTCTTGGAGCCGCTTTAAGAAGCAATGCTGCTGGAACTCTTAGTGACGCACAAAAAGAATCAATGAAAGCTGCATCTAAGCAATTAGTTCCAGCTAATAAATTTTTTAGAGAAGGAATGGAGAAGTTTGAGGCAGTGTCTCAAGCGTCTAGTATGAAAGAACTTGCAAAAGCGGTTAAGTCTGGAAGTAAAGAAGCCAACCCAGAAGGTAAGTTTGGTCACTTGATCAGAAATGACAACGCGAAACTTCTAAAGGATACAAAAAGTGCTTTAGATAAATTTGCCCCTAACACTTACGAGCCTTTACGAAACCGTGCTGCTGGTGAATGGCTTCGCAGGGCTTTAAATGAATCTGGAGTAGGTGAGGGCGCTAAAAAGAAGTTTAGTGGCAGCAGATTTAAAGATAAATTAGACAAGCTCGGCTCTACAGCCGATGAATTGTTCGGCTCAGATGCAGCAGGAATTAGAAAACTTGCAGATCAGTTAGATAATCTTTCACTGACTAATATTAATCAAAGCGTAATAGATGATTTTGCAAGAGCAGGCGCTGATGACGCTGGAATAGACTTGTTGCAAAAAGTTCAAACAGCTATGGACAAAGAATCTGTATTTAAAAAGACTTCTGTTAACGCCAAGCTGCGCACTGGCGTTCTTAGTGCAGAAGAAGCTGCTGATTTAATTTCAAGCCCCGCTATGCGAGGACCTGATGTTAAAAGATTGCGGGAGTTCTTTGATGAAAAAAACCCTGCTGAAGTAGCAAATCTACAAAGTTATTATATGAACAACCTTATTGGTGACTTTGAAGAGACTTTCTTAACGGACAAGTCTGCATTTAAACTTTTAGCTAAAAGATTTGAAAACGCCAAGAAAACTGGAACCTTAGATGAATTGTTTGGGCCAGAACAAGCCAAAGACATTTTTAAATTTGGTAAGATTATGAGTGTGCTTGGAAAATCTGCTGAAGGTGGTGATCTTGTTGCGGCTAATATCGCGGCTAACCCTTTTCAAAACATTGGTCGTATCGGTAGGTTTTTCATCATAGGTAAAGTTTTATCCAATGAAGCAATGTATAAATCATTCGCGGCTAAATATGGGAAAGAAGCCGCAAAAGTTAAAACACCAGCAGGAAAAATGCAAGTGTTTTTAAATGTCATGAATCAAACTGCACAATCGTTTGCAAAACAGAGTGGAGTTAGAGAAACTGTAAACACTATTTCTTCTGCAAAAGATCGAACGCAAAGAGCGATTAGTGACATGGAAGAAAAAATTAAAGCTCCCGGCGCTACAAACCGAACAAGTGTTCCAGTTCCTAATGTGCAACCATTGGCTTATATGCCTGATATGCCTGCACCAAGTTTTAATGATGTGCCTCCGCCTGCAATGTCTATTAGAGATCGTGTAAGACAAAACCCTGCATTAGCCTCAACACTGCTAGGTGGTTTGGGCAACGCAGGACTTCTCTAGTCTTCTAAGACAGATGACAGACCCCCAATGCCAACGGCAGCGGAGACAGGAGCCGTGACTCTTGGCTGACTATTGACACGAGATTGAATCTTCTCGTATGTTTCATCAATCATGCGTGCAAGCTGACGGCCTATAGCACGATCCTCTTGATCGGATATAAATATTAGCTTTTCATACGCTTCAATCGAAACGCCTACGGATTTGTATTTTCCGGGGTTTGGCATGGAGTTTCCTTTCCCATAAATGACCTTTTCTCCTGTATATAATCCCAAACGGCGTGGGTCAAGACCCAAATACGGAAACACGAAAGTTACCATTCAAGGTATCAAGTTTGATTCTAAGTGGGAAGGCGAACGCTATCTATATATAAAGTCGCTCGAACGCGCTGGGGTAGTCAAAGACCTTGAGCTACAGGTCAGGTTCAACCTACTGGTAAACGATCAGAAGATATGCGCCTACATTGCTGACTTCCGTTACAAGCGCGAAGACAAGGACGGTGTGTGGCATGAAATTGTCGAAGATGCCAAGGGCGTAGAAACCCCTGAGTTTAAGCTGAAGAAGAAGCTGATGAAGGCTTGTCTAGGCATAGAAATATTTCTTTCCAAAAAAAGTTCTTGACAGTTACCCACACCATATGGTTATAGTTGGGACTCTAGTAACAAGCGGAAAGGAATCGACATGAATAGTCGTGAATTGTTCGAGCGTCGAAACGAACTCAAAGAGAAAATCTCTGGTCTTCGTGATGAACTAAAAGACGTAGAAGATCAGCTATCAGATACATACTTGCCTATGGCAAGGGATATGCTGAGAGCAAATAACAAAGACTTCGGCTCTGTAAAACTTACTGATGGCAATCGTAGGCTTAAAGCTAACGTAGCCAAGAAGGTTGTGTGGGATCAAGATATGTTGCGTGACGCGCTGGGCGAAATGTCCAACGAAGACGCACGACATTACGGAAAGCTGACTTTCGCTGTCGAAGAGCGCAAGTTCACAGCGGCTCCACCCACAATTCAACGCGTTCTTGAAGAATGCCGTACTACGGACGTAGGACGTTTCACCATTGAAATCGAGGAAGACTAATGGCTTTACAAATTATTACAGCAGATCAGCGTATGGCTGAGAAAAAAGGTCACAAGATCGTAGTTTGTGGCGCAAGCGGTGTGGGTAAAACCACACTTGCTCGCACCCTAAATCCAGCCTCGACATTGTTCATGGACTTGGAAGCAGGAGATGCGGCTATCGAAGGGCATCCTATTGATGTCATTCGCCCTAGAACATGGGCAGAGTGTCGTGATCTTGCTTGCTTCTTAGGTGGGGCAAACCCATCTTTGGCAGAGGATCAACCCTACAGTCAGTCGCATTACGATTATGTGTCTCAAGTGTATGGGGATGGCTCAGACGTATGGCAGAAGTACGATACGCTGTTCGTAGACTCTATCACCGTGGCAGGACGTTTGTGCTTTCAGTGGTGCTTACAACAGCCAGAAGTGCGGTCTGACCGATCTGGTAAGATGGATACTCGTGCGGCGTATGGGTTGCATGGTCGTGAGATGATGTCATGGCTAACCCACATTCAGCACATCCGTTCTAAGAACGTAATCTTCGTTGGAATTCTTGACGAAATTACTGACGAGTACGGACGCAAGCAATACTCCCTTCAGATTGAGGGAAGTAAAACTGGCCGTGAATTGCCCGGAATTGTTGACGAGGTAATCACAATGTCAGTGTTAACAGGGGATCACGGTCAGTATCGTGCCTTTGTATGTCAACCTCTAAACGAATGGGGCTATCCAGCCAAAGACCGTTCTGGCAGACTCGACACATTAGAGGAGCCTCATCTTGGTAAATTAATTGATAAGATGAGCCAAGGCTCAAACAAAACCGATAAGGAATTAACCTTTGTCGATCCTACAACTCAAACTTCTAGCGAAGGAGAAGCATAATGCTTAATTTAAATAATGTACCTCAAGACGAAAACCCGCAAAACCAAGAGTTCGCTCTTATCCCAGCAGGCACAGTAGCTCGTGTCGTGTTAGTTGTTCAGCAAGGAGATGTAGAAATCTCTGAGTTTGGTCAAGGTCAATGGTTTAAGAAATCTGCGACTACAGCCGCTAAGTGGATGAACCTAGAGTTCACCATTGTTGGTGGTCAGTTTGATCGTCGCAAGTTCTGGCACAGCGTATTTGTCGATGGCGATAAGATGGGTCAAAGCGGTATGCCTCTTGCCAAAGAGATTGGTCTTCGTACTTTGAAATCAATCGTTGAGAGCGCACGCAACATTAATCCATCTGACGTAACGCCTCAAGCACAACAAAATCGCAACATTAGCGGAATGTTTGACTTGAACGCGATGGAGCTTTGTGTGAAGGTTGGTGTTAAGAAAGGCACAAATGGTTACAAAGACAGTAATCAGTTGATGGTCGCTCTTACGCCAGATCATAAAGAATTCCTGCCCCAAGGAAACATTCCAATGCAGTCAACTCCTGCGGCTGGAATGCAACAAGGACAACAGCAACAAGCGGCTCAACCCGCCTCTGGCGCAGTTCCTTCATGGGCGCAGCAGTAATTCTAGCGACAGGGCCGTTCCGCGCCTGCTAGAACACGGACAGGGGGGCCGTGGTCGCTATGCCCCCCAATTTACCACTCTACTAGCAAATAGGAGAAATCACATGCGTCCAACGTATGAGACAAGTGAAGACTTACTTAATGAGAAAGATGTTATTACAAAGTTTTGTGATACTTGGATTAATTTAAGTTTTGCAAAATTGCCGAAGCAATATCATCTTGATTATTGTTTAATGATAGGTGATGCAGTCACAGGTTTTTGTGAAGTAAAAGTTCGCAAAAACACTCACAACAAGTACAACACCTATATACTTTCTGTTGCCAAGGTTTCAGCCGCTAAAAACTTGCAAGACGCCTGCGGTTTATCTAGTGTTCTTGTCGTCAAATGGACAGACAAAATAGGCTATGTCGCATTTAACTATGATTGGCCTGTGTTTGTAGGTGGTCGTAAGGATCGCGGTGATTGGCAGGACGTAGAACCTGTTGTCCACATCCCCTTATCAAATTTTAAGTATTTGGATTAAGATATGATATTACGTCCTTATCAAAAGATTGCTGTTTCTGACGCTTGTAATGCGTTGGATAAGCATGGAAATACATTAGTTGTCGCCCCTACGGGTGCTGGCAAAACAATTATGCTCTCTGCCCTCATTGGCGAACGCCATAAGGCAGGCAAGCGAGTTCTAGTCATTCAACATCGTGACGAGCTTGTTAAGCAGAACAGAGAGAAATTCCAGAAGGTTAATCCCTACATCACGACAAGCATTGTCAACGGAACAGTCAAGCATTGGGATGGCGAGGCTGTGTTCTCAATGATCCAAACAATGTCACGCGACAGAAACCTAAGAGATCGCCCGTTGTTTGATATGGTTGTGGTTGACGAGGGACACCATGCGGCGGCTCCAACATATACAAAGGTAATTGACGCTGTTCGTGAAGACAACGAACACGCTGAGATCGTAGGCTTTACTGCAACGCCCAACCGTGGCGATGGCAAAGGTCTGCGCTCTGTATTCAATAATTGCGCACACCAGATCGAATTGGCTACGCTGATACGCGAAGGCTTCTTGGTACGCCCCAAGAGCTACGTCATTGATCTAGGTGTAAGCGAACAATTAGATAAGGTCACAAAGCGTGGCAAAGAATACGACATGGAAGAAGTCGCCGCGATTATGGATCGACAGGTCATTAATGATCGCATTGTGGCTGAGTGGCAGGAGAAGGCAGGGGATCGTAAGACCGTTGTATTCTGCTCGACAGTCGCTCATGCCGAACACGTTTGCGATGCTTTTGTTCGACAGGACATAAAAGCTGACTTCGTAACAGGTGAGACAGACAAAGATAAACGCGCTGAGATGCTGCACAATCTTGAGTTTGGTGATCTGCAAGTTATCGTAAACGTGGCAGTTCTAACAGAAGGCTTTGACGCTCCTCCTGTATCTTGCATCGTTCTAACGCGACCATGCTCCCAAAAGGGAACAATGGTTCAGATGATTGGGCGCGGTCTGCGCATTCTTGATCCTGAGTTATATCCGAACATAATCAAAACCAATTGCGTTGTTATGGACTTTGGTACGTCTATCATTACGCACGGTGGTTTGGACGAAACCGCGAACCTAGATGGCTCAGAAAAGTCAGAAGGTGGCGATGCTCCTACTAAAATTTGCCCAGATTGTGAGAGCGAAGTAGCCTCCAATACAAGGGTTTGCCCTATCTGCGAACATGAGTTCGAGAAGAGGGTAAAAGAAGAATTAGACAATTTCGTTATGACTGAGTACGATCTTATGCAATTGTCTCCGTTTATGTGGATTGATCCATACGGACTAGGCACTGCAATGATGGCTACAGGCTTCAATGGCTTCTCTTTAGTGGGTAAGGTCGGAGAATACTGGATCGCTATCGTGAAGGCGCAGAAAGGGAAGGCTAGAGTTGTTTCTATAGGAGAGAAAGTGCAGGCAATGTCGGCGGCTGATGACTTCCTTCGTGAGATCGAAGATAGCAGTGCGGCGAACAAAACTAAGCGTTGGCTAAACCAACCAGCTTCGCACAAGCAGAAAGAGCTATTGCGCAAGTATGACGTAGAAATAAACATGATGGACTTCTCTTGGACTAAATACAAAGCCGCGTGCTGCTTGGGGTATTACTTCAATAGAACACAGATAGACAAATTGATCGCGGATAATTGGGTAAAGTTAAATGGAGGAAGTAATGACTAGAGGCGAAATACTAGACACAGCAAGAGAATATGTCACCAAAGACCGTGCAGAACAGCATGGAGATTTGGAAGAGAATTTTAATAGAATAGCTGATCTATGGAATAGCTATTTAGAGGGTTCTCACATCAGCGTTACAGATGTTGGTGTAATGATGACCCTTCTAAAAATCGCAAGGATCAGGTCAACGCCTAAAAATGCAGATCATTGGCAGGACGCATGTGGTTATATGGCATGTAGTGGTGAGTTGGCAACTAAGGAAAGTTAATGCCAAGATTTGAAATGAACCTGATGATAACTGAGAAATCAGGTGAAAGGGTAGAGACAATTGAATATGAAATAGTTTGCTTCGTTAATAACCCTGCTGACTTCAATGAAGTTGAATCATCTGCAAATCTGGTAATCAACGATCATTTAGAAGGTGCAAAAAATATAGTATTATTTGGAACGGCTGTTGTCGAGATAAAAGGCAAAGAGGTTTTTAACATAAGTTTTAGAAATAAAGACGCAGATCAAGATGAAATTAACAGCATAATAAATTTATGCGTAACAGGAGAGGGGACAATACATTGAGCGAAGTTGATACAGCACCAACGCCTATGAAAGAATTAGCTTTTATATTGGGTAAGTTTGGTTGGGGTACAAGGTTTTCTGATCTTTCAGAAGAACAAGTACAAACACTTATATTTGGAATACAAGAATCAAAACGTCTAGCAGCGGAGATCGACATTGGAAAACTCGAAGACACTTACTTTAAGTCAACAGGCTCTTGGCCCTCTACTTCAATCCCGTTCTAAAACTGATCCAGTAGCGGATCACATAAGGGAAGCAGTAGACAACGCCATAGTTGCAGGGGAAGAGAAGCGTGAAAGACGCGCATATATTGGTGCGTCTAGCATTGGTGATGAATGCCAGCGCAAAATACAGTATCGCTATCTCGACTACCCTATTGATCCTGACAAGGCTTTTACGGCACGCACGTTGCGTATCTTCCAGTTCGGGCATGAGATCGAAGACTACACAGCCAAGTGGCTCAAGGACGCTGGTTTTGATCTGCGCACAGAGCAGAAAGACGGCAAGCAGTTTGGGTTCTCAATCGCTGATGGAGAAATCAAAGGACACATAGATGGCGTGGTTTGTGGTGGGCCAGTGGCTATGGATTATCCTAGCCTATGGGAATGCAAATCATCAAACGACAGTAAGTTTAAGGCTTTCGTAAGACATGGGGTTGCAAAGGCAAACCCAACCTACGCGACTCAGATAGCTCTGTATCAAACGTATATGGACCTTTACGAAAACCCTGCATTGTTCACAGTTGTAAATAAAAATACGTCAGAAGTTTATTATGAGCTTGTGCCGTATGACCATAATCTTGCGCAAGAGGCCAGCGACAGGGCGGTAAATATATTGACGGCTGCAAAAGCTGGTGACATTCTACCGCGTATTGCTCAAAGTAAAGATTTTTTCTTGTGCAAGTTTTGTGAATTTAGAGAAACGTGTTGGAGAGCATAAAAAAATGTGAGGTGCGCTTGGTCGGCGGCACCCCACATTTAAAAGATAGATCGGGTATAGGGGCAAAGTAATGAATGTTTTAAGTTTTGGCAAGACAACAAAGGATGTCGCAGAGCGTATTTCTAGGGAAGTTCCTAGAAGTGTGCAGTTGCGGTTATTGATGGAAACGTACCCAGAAGGTATTCAGCGCGGTAAGGAATTCTTTATAGGATCGTTGCGGGGTGAAGCTGGAAAATCTCTGAGGATTAACATTGATGTAAGTAGCCCGTGGTTTATGACAGGCAAAGACTTTGAGTCAGGTGATGGCGTTGGTGGTATTTGTAAGGTTTTTAAGGAGGGTCGCGGATATTCCCTGTCCGAAACCTTTGACTTCTTTAAAGAATACATAACCAAAGACTACGTTGCTCCGCCCGAAAACATCGTTAAGCCGAACAATCCCCAAAACTTTGTACTATCTACAGCCCAGCAGCCTAATGTTGTACCAATGGAACCCGAACAAAAACGTGCAATCGGGCCAAACACTCCCTTTGAAAGCGAATATACCTATACTGACGAGCATGGCGTGGTCATCGTTTCCGTCCGAAAATACTATGACCGGGACGAAACCGGGGGAATTGTTCGGGATAGCGCCGGGAAACCTAAAAAGCAGTTCCGTCAATTTATGGATGGTCGCCAAGGTGTTCCCGAACCCAGACCACTCTACAACATCCCGAACATATTAGACGCTAATAAAATCATATGGGTCGAAGGCGAGAAATGTGCTGACGCTCTAACTGAGCTAGGATATGCAGCAACTTGTACCATAGGCGGTGCTGGGATGCTCTCTGAGAACACTGCGAGTAAGTTCGACTTCTCACACCTACGCAACAAAGATGTGATCCTATGGCCTGATAATGACGAGGCTGGCAAAAAGCTGGCTCGCATCGTTGAAACTCAAGCGAAAGAAGCTGGAGCCAAATCAACTCTGATGCTCAAAATCCCTGCAAATAAAGAAGATAAGTGGGACGCGGCTGACGCTATCGAAGAAGATTTTGAAATAGAGAAGTTCATTAAGTCACATGAAAACAAGATAAAGAAACCTATCTCCCTGCTTGATGACAGCCTGTTGATCGACAAGTATTTCGTTGGCGCTCCACCCGAACAAAAGTTTCTTATCGGTGATACGATACCTCTCGGCGTGCCTGTTGTGTTCGCGGCTGCTGGAGACAGCGGCAAAGGCATGATGACTCTTGACCTCGCTATGAAGGTATCCTCTGGCGCATCTATGCAAAGCGCGTTCGGTGGTCTTGTAGCAGAGCATGGGGATGCAATTCTCCTTACTGCGGAAGATGACAAGGACGAGATGCACAGGCGTATCTCACGCCTTGATCCAAAGAAATATCGTGAACACTACGAATATAAGCTGCGCATCTTGCCATTGCCAAACCTCGGCGGTGTATTCCCAGTGATGCAGAAGTTCGACAACTCATACATTATGGGCATGGAATTCACGCGCATCTACGAAGAGATGCTTCAGATGACAAACCTGAAACTAATCATAATTGACCCACTCGCATCGTTTGTTCACGCAGATGTAAACGCTGATCCAGCGGCGGGTGCTGCCTTTATGGGGATGCTTGCACAGATGGCAACCGAAACAGGCGCGACTGTCATGGTTAATCACCACATGGCAAAGATCAAAGATGACAGACCAGTGACAACTCCAGAGGAAGCGCGGAACATGATTCGTGGTACATCTGCTATCGTTGATGGCGTGCGTGCTGCGTTCGCCGTTTGGCCTGTAACTGAGTCAGTAGGCAAGCAGAGATGCAAAGACCTCAACCTCAAATACACACGAAACGGTGTGTTCGATGGTGCTGTTGTGAAATCAAATGGCCCAGCGAACAGGGACTTCAGGCATTTCATGCGTAACCCGAACACAGGATTGTTGGAAGACAGAACCGCAGACATTACGTCTGTGCAGTTTTCTAAACCTGTTCGGGATAGAATGGACTTGGTGTTTAGTTTTGTTTCAGAGCGTGAAGCACACGGTAATCCAGTTACCAAAGGTGGTAAAACAGATGGGCTGTTTGAAATGATTCGGATTGCGCCTGAAGACGATCTGCTGGCTGCTAACATTAGGCTATTAAACGTAAGTTCCGACACGCTAGAGGGTGACATCACCAAGCTGCAAAAATCGGGTCGTGTCGGGCAGTATAAAATTACACGCAGTGGGCCGAAGAAGTTTATCGGCGTTGTAGGCGGTAACTTACATATTAATGAACCTACTATTGACTAATAGTGGGAAGTTGTGGTATTAATCCCATTGTAAAGGAGAATTAAAATGATTCATGTATTTGAAGACAAGAAACCCACGTTAGAAGAAGCGCAAGCTATTGTAGGTGGGCTAGTAGAAATGGTTCGTTCACCTACTGACCAAGAAATCCAAATCCTTGTTAACGAAGAAGGTCTGCTAAAGGGCCTACCGTTTAACGAAGAGGCGTCCAAGATGTGCGATACAGGCATCGTTGGTGATGCTATCATTCTAAAAGGCAACGCTAAGTGGGATTAATCCATGTCGAAAAGTTTGGACAGAGTTAAGAAAATGTTAAATAATCGCCTTCTATCTATGAAAACAGATGCGAAGAATAGGAGGCGATTTACCCTCTACCAACAAGTAGAGGAAATTGAGGTGATGATAGTAATGTTTGAAAAGGAGCTAAAAAATGACAGGTCTGGAATTAAACTCGACGAAGAATGATCCCGTAAATACGGTAGACCTAGTTGGTGTGAGGAGCAAAGACGCATTTAGTAATGCGTTGAAAGAGACAAAATACGGAGACAAAATACATTACCACATCGGACAATATGCAGGAGGCCCATTTAGACTAGATGCTCTAATGGCTAATCAAGCTGGTTTGGTAAGTGTTGTGCAAAAGAAGTTAGGTTCGGGACTTTTCCAATATATAGCGCAAAGAACTAAAAAGCGTTTATAAAAATTGTGGGATCAGTAATTAAAAGCTGATCCCGCTAATACATTGGCTGCTGATAACTCATAGAATTGTTCTGATTACCGTACTGCTGCGGCTGGTACGGATTCGACATTCCACCATAACCACCAAATCCACCCATCTGCTGATTCATTCCGTAACCGCCATACTGCTGCGGTTGGGGCTGCGACTGCTGGTACGGGTTTTGATAAGGCTGATACTGTGGCTGCGGCATCTGTTGATACTGCTGCTGCGGTTGTTGCTGCTGCTGTTGGTAAGCTGGCTGCTGACCGTATCCACGATTCATTCCACCCATAATACCGCTATACTGGTTCTGCATCGGTTGTGGTCGCTGGGGAAACCCGCCAAACATACCCATTCCCTGTGGTCGCTGACTCCCAATACCCATACCCATGTTCGGGTTACGGCGTTGGCGCTGCTGTAGCTGCTGTTCCATCTGTTGAATTCGGTAGTCTTTGTAACCACCAGTGCCTTCAAACGCGGTGCGCAACTCGCCCATGCGATCTTGTTGCTCTTGGTTGGGCTGCATTGAATCCATCAAAGACTGCATCTGAGCGCGTTGATCCTCGTTCGGGCGCATAGACTTCTGATATTCCATCAAAGCCTGATACTGCTCGTTATCCGCAAACGGGTTAGCTGGCTCGGCTCTTTGTGCTATCGGCCCTCGCTGTCGCCCACCCCTATCACCCATCATGTTTGCGTTTGTAGTGGTCATATAACTTGGCGCACGACCAACGCTTTGACCCCCAATCGAAGGAGTTACCATAGGTTGTTCGCCCCCTCGGTTGCCAAAAAAACCTCCAAGACCGCCCATAAAGGGATTAGCAGGGCGAGATTGTGACCTTGACGGGTTGAATTGACGAATAGAGTTAGCAAAAGGTGACGACATCAAAAAGCTCCAAAAAGGAAGTTATTCGGGTTATATCACTTATCTTGCGTTCGATCAATAGACCTTTCCCCCATGTACGCATCCACCACCATCAGCAGGAAAAACGGCAGATCATCTGGGTGTAAACCTAACCCGAACAAAAGTTCGACTACTAAGTTTCGCATCTCGGAAATAGAAAGACTTTCGGGCATCTCTTGCAAGACGCCCGATATAATTTTCTCTATTCTTTCTGGGTTTAACTTCTCTCGACTTATGCCCATTTCGCTAATCCTTCCTAGATTTAGGTCTAATGCTGGTCTTTATCGCAACAGGTCGATCATAAGAATAAAAAATATGCTGCCCAACACGAACAATTCTGTAGAGCTTCCTGCGCCACACTGGACTCACATTTACCGTATGATAGTGATCTGCATCGGTATAAGGCAAGATGTCGGGGTTGTTTATAATCTTAACCGCAAGCGCTTGAGCCTTGACCCAAGCCACCTCATCTCTAGGTTTCGGGGTTTTGTTGTTCCGATAGAACGAAAACTGGCGATCTTGCGTAATCACATTGCACATAGAAGAGGGCCAGCGTGGTGACTTCATGCGATTAACAATCACCCTAGCCACCATCAACTGTCCAACATGAGGTTCCCCTCGTGCCTCATGATACAAAGCGAGCGAAAGACACGCCGCCGCCGCTATCATTTTTCAACCCCCAACTTGTGCATCCAATTCTGTAACACCTGATAACTCTTCAAGCCCAACAGATTAGCCGCATCGTTTAGGTTCTTGCTCTTGGCAATAGCTCTCTTGACGTAATCACGCTTGATACTGTCAACTGCAAAATTAACGTCATACCCTTCCTCGAACTTATCTAGGGGCAAGTAATTGTGAAACTCGTCCCTTAAATCCTCCAAGTCTGTCTGGGTTTTTATGTCGCTCAAGCGATCAAGCAAGTATCTGAATGTTGGTCTTTCGTTCATTTGTTCGGCTCCTCAACATAAGACGCTTTCAAAGCCTTTAAAAGCTCACGCTTAAACTCAACTGCTGTCATCAATTTGTCATC